GAGTAATCTGAAAACCTAACAACTGGAATTCTTGCATAGAGTTAGAAATTCCATCAGAACCCATTAGCTTTAAATAGTCATATATTATAAGACAGTCTTTAGTTCTACCGTTTTCGTCAACACCAACGTGTTGATAGAGCCACTTACGCATTAATCCTAAAATGTTTTCAAAGGGCTGTCCAGCAATGCTAATGTAGTGATAGGGAATACTCTTTAACTTCTCGGCCGCTTCTTCTATTTTTCTTTTGTCTATTTCGTTATCCGCAAATTTACCCGTAGAGATTCTATTAATGTCTACACCACTTAAATTAGCTAACATTCTATTAAGATGATCCTCTTTAGACATTTCTGTGTCTAACATGAGAACTGGAATATCTAAATTTTGTGTAACGTGGAGGGCTACCGCATCTCCAAACATAGACTTACCAACCTTAGGACGTGCAGCCACAAGGTCCACACACTTTCTTCTTAGTCCACCACCTATTGCTTGGTCATAGATTGAAAATCCACTGCTAATACCAATCATTTCAGCAGGATTGTCAGCTAGATGATTAATATAATCTTCTACATCATTACCAATTATTTCTGGGGTAGTGCCAGACGACTCATAGACGGCAGACGTAGCGTCTAACACTGGAGACTCTACGATGGAGATCAACTCAGTTAAATCTTCGTCTCCACTGACGGCATCAAGACGTTTCTCGCAAACTTTAAGTGTTTGTTTCAGGTTTCTCGCTAGTTTTAATTTAGCTAGCTTAGCACCATGAAGACTTACATTGTCTTTATGAATAGGAAAATTAAAAAGAGACCGCAGAAAACCGATCTCATTTTTATTATTGATGTTCTCATATAGATTTAGATTATTAGCTGCTGATAAAATTGAAGCTAATTCGACATGACTGCTTTCCGATATCACCTTTTTGATACACTTGAAAAGCACCTGATTCATTTCATTAGTAAAATGATCAGTATCAATAAAGTCAATGTCTAAAAAAACGTCTAAGCCGTACTGACATAAACCAGCCAGTACAGCTCTTTCAGCCGCCACGTCTTGTAGGGAGCGTTTATTTGTCATTGATCAATTTATCATATTCTTTTTTAGAAATAAAAGTTGTCTCTGTAGTTTGTTTTTTACGGAGAGCAACACAATCAGGACATTTATCTACAGCACCCGCTTTGTCATACGGATGCTTTTTCATATAGTGATACGTTTTTTCTTCGGAATTCCGTATCATATATAAAAAAGAACGATGTCCCTTCAAGAGTGTTATAATAGAATCTAATTCTTCTTCTATAGATAAAGCTTCTTCCGGGACAACTGTTTCTTCGGCTGTTTTTCTGAGCCGTTTGAGTTCTTCTACAGAAATTTCTACAATACTTTCGTCTTGCTTACCCCATAAGTCATAACACTCCACACAAAACTTCTGTAGCTCTGTATGAGGTTTAGCATAATGTAAACTCCTCAGCTGAGTGTCAGCTAAACAGTTTTCGTATTCATTCATCTTAGTTAAGATAGTATATATTTCCTCGAACTTAGCTTCTGTATTATTTAGCCTTTTTTCTGGTGCTCCAAGAACTATCATCGTCATTATAGACAGACCTGCAATAGCTAAAATAATAAATCTAGACACAATTGTTTTCATTAGATATCCTATCAATAGTTTGACGGCCACTTTTCAGCCATAGTCTTATTAACACTAGCATTTTCGCCAATTTCTACCAGCCATCTTCCATATTTACCAGTTTTATATGTTCTAATATCAATACATCCTTGGTCATCCATATTTTCTACGATTAGTTTTTTAAGTTCGTGGGTTGCCTTCTTATAATCTTCATGACCACGCTCTGGAGTATTTACTCCTAATAACCGACAACGTAGTCTCGCGGTTAGCCTTAGTCCCAAATCTACATCAAACTCGACGGTATCTCCATCTATACAGCGAATTAGTTTGGCTTTGTAATTATACATAACATCTCCTTACTTACCAGAACTCCCAAAGCCATCGCCTCCTCTTTCAGTTATATCAAGAGAATCGACCATAGTCAAGGAAAAGTTTGGAATCTCTTGAAAAAGAATTTGTGCTATACGATCACCCGTAGTAATCTTTAGCTCTTCTTTAGCAGAGTTATATAGGCATACTTTAATTTCGCCTCTGTATCCTGAATCTATAACTCCTGCAAATACATCAACACCACTTTTAACGGCTAGACCAGAACGAGGCCAGATTAAACCAACATATCCTTCGGGGATAGCCATAGCAACTCCGGTGGCAATTGTAGCTCTATCTCCACTATTTATTACGGTGTCTTCTACAGCATATAAATCCCACCCCGCGTCAGAAGCGTTGTTTTTTGTGGGCACTATAGCACTTTCCGTCAACTTCTTAATAGCAATTGGTTTTGGCTTTACGATAAAAACTGTATTAGGATCAATTTTAGACACTATCTTCTCCTTCTTGCGAGACAACTATCACAAACAAAATAATCTCTTACATGTATTTCTAAAACAGAAGTAGTCTTACGACATTCTTCACATTTTTGTTCTAGCTTTTTAGCTCTCTTTCTATCTCTAGCAGTAGGTGTATAACTTGGAGTAGTTATATCTAATGCGTCTGTCTTTTCATCTACAAAAAGATTCTTGTGTTTCATTTGATTTACAGGAGTGGCATTAGTCGCCTTCATATTTTCTTCATTAGTTATAGACGATATAAAGTCGCCCCCTTTCTTGGTTACTAAAGAATCTAATGCAGGACTTTCTTTTTTTGGCGGCTCAGGAGGAGGAGCATCGGCTTGTTCTAACAGTTCATTTGCCATCTTAATAAGATCAGGATCATTAAGAGCCATTCCCTTTTTTAGTAAATCTTTAGCTGTGTCAATAATAGACATCATGTTCTCCTCTTTGAAAGATTTTGCAGTATATCTCCCATTCTTTTAGCATTATCAGCCTTTTCACTAAGGGCGAGTATACGTGCGTGAGCGTGTGTTTTTATTTTTATAATTTCTGAAGCAAACGGATTTTCTCGTACAGCATTCCAATATTTTTCTTGCCATTTAGTATACTTGTCACCATACTGATTAATTGTTGGTGATATAATATACCAGACACTATCGTCAGCCCAGTCTAGAATAACCCTTTGTTTATTATATAAGCTCTGTAAATAATCCGCATGAGCATATAATGTATAAGCCTTTTCTAAACAATCCTCAGCATTCAATGCTCGTAGTTCTATTTCACTTGTGTTTAAAATAACATGAGCTGTAGAAGTTTCTTTTGTAATATCAATATGACTGAGTGTTATCCAGTCTTCTATCTTGGATAAAAATTCATTCAATTTTTCTTCGCCACTCATATATATCCTCGTTATACTTGAGTTCAATTAATTTAATGTTGTTCAGAACACACCACTCAGACTTATCTCTATCCCGTGCTTGAGCTTTATAGAAACTCATTTTATCCTTAAAAAAGTGCGAATTATACTTAAAGTGTTGTTCACCGTGTACTTCTACAATTAGACTTCTGTTTGGAATAAAAAGGTCTGCTCTCAATATTGATTTTCGTCTACTTGTTTTAGATCCCGGAAGAGAAACTTCCTCTAATATTCTATCAAAAGGATAGATTTCTTCAAGAAGTTTTTTTGCCTTATTATGTAAACTAGATTTTTCCTTAGATCTTGATTGATTTCTAGCAGGAGTCCAACTATATTCTCTTCCGTCAAGACCCTTGACATTCATAGCATCCCCTTAATTTCGTTTTCTAATATCTCTACTACTTTTGGATGTTTAGTTAGAAACTGGTACAACTTTTCTTGACCTTGTACCTTTACAGACTTTAGTACAGCTTCCATATCTTCTGTATTAACCTCTGGATTAATTTCTTTGACCAGATCTAAGTGGGAGGCCATAAACTCACAAGTAAGCCATGCACCAGCTTTACCTATCATTCCCAAGTCTTGTCCTAAGATAATAAGCTCTTGAATTTTATCAATGCCGTGCCCATACCTTATCCAGCTTTGACATTCTCCTCCGGGAGGTCCCATAGAAGAGCATAGGATGCGCCAGTTGATAGCTTGTCCTACTTGCCGATCTTTTTGTTCCCAAGCAGCAATTGATTTAACTTCCATACGTGTGTCAGCTTGATACTGTATTTTTTTACCACAGTCTGGCATTCGTGGAGCGCCATAGCCTGATGTATTAGCAATAAAGTGTGTAATAATAATCATAGTGGCACGTTGTCTAGGTACAATTTGCCCCATCTTTTTACAGAAAACAGATAGCAACTTAGGAAGACCAGCTCGTCCGGGTG